ACTTCTTGTTTGAATTTGTAGGACCTGCCGATGTAGACTTAAATATAACATACTCTCCAACCTTTATCTTATTTAAGTCAGACTCGTTTATTAAAAAGTATTTGAATAGCCCGTCAGTATAGGATAGTATTGGAAATACGTTGTAATAAGACTTCTTGCTCTGCTTAACGTAAACTCTATAGTGTGTAGCCCAGCATGGTGGCTTACTATTGATAGATAAATTTATAGTATTTGCTGTACTTGAATTAGATGCAGGTATGTATATAGAGTTATAGTTAGGATTACTAGCATTTAGCACTGTAGTCATCCTGCCATACTTATCTAAATAAACTAATCCTACTTCATAATCTCTGTCAGATCTCCATGTTGGCTGTGGGTCAGATTCTGTAGCAACAGCTAATTGCTCTGGCAATGTCAACCTATAGTCTATAAGTATCTCTTGGTTATCGCAGTTAGTTATGTTTCTAAATTGAACATAGTTACCATATGACAACCTGTTGCCAATCATGTCCTGAGCTTTAGCTAGCAAAGGAACATTGTCATACAGTCTTGTAACTTGGTCGTTAGGAAGTGCTGCGTAAACTTTGTTGTTATTAAAAGAAACAACATAAGATGAATCGTCGTTTATTCCAAGCTTTGACTTAGAGAACGAGTCAATGATACCTACGTTTATGTTTCTAGTATCTCTTACAAGTACTTGAATCTCTTTTACAAACTGATTGCCAGTCTCTACAGTTATACGTACAGAGTTAAATTTGTTTGTCATTGACTTGTTGTTACCAACACCATAGTCGTACTCATACTCATCCGGTCTAAAGGCTACAGATGAGAATGGAGACATTGAACTGTATTGGTCATCAACATATTTGTATCTGTATGCGAAGTACAAAAACTTCTCAGACATGTTGTTTGAGTCATTTATTGTAGCATCAACATAAGTCTCTATAGATGGAGCAAATAAAGGCGGCTCAATAATAACACTAATATCGTCATCTATTCTTACGTCATCTATAGCATAAGATTTAGCTCTTCCTATATTTATTCTTCTAGGTGGATTGTAGTCGTCAGTCCAATATAAATAATTCTGATCCTCTGGCCCTTTGATAAAGTTAACGCCAGTTATCGCATACTCCTTTCTAAAGTTGAGTTTAGACTCTGTGGTTGGAGTTGCCTTATTTGACTGAAGAACTCTTGTTGTTGTTCCAGACTCTTCATCGTATTCATATATCCCGTCAAATGTATCGCATGCAACAAACCAATATATCTTGTTTAATGCTTCATATTCTACAGCACCAATCGTTCTAGCATCTGTTGCATCCTCCCCAGATACAGTTCCGATGTCAGCTACAATAGTATTACCTAGCTTATTCTTTGCAGCACCAGAGTCTTGTCCTTCTGTAGCTTCAACATCAATATTTAACGCATCAACATACTGACCGTCAGGTATTAATCTTTCATCGAGATCCTTGTTCATGGATCCCCGTATAAAGCTGTTACGAGTTTCTGCCATTATTTAATTATTTTTCCTTTTCCTCTCAACGCCATTAAAAGCCTTGATGGATGAATATTGGAAAGTCTTAGTTTAGCATTTCGAAGATCTTTTGACTTTTCGTCTTTAGCTCTTTTAATCATGTATTCTTGGATGCCATACTTATTACTTAGCACAGCCCACTTGATATATGAATATAAATATGCTTCAGCAAATTTATGTATAGATACACTTTCATCGTCTCCTTTTTCAAGGCCGTCTGAAACATACTCGATAACTATAAGGTGATTTCTAGCACCTGAACTAAAATCAATAACTCCTGCCTCTTTGTTTACAGTAAAGGTAGGATTTTGATTTGCAATCTCAGGATCTAATCCATATCGTCCACCAACTTGATATCCGAAGTACCAATCTCCTTCATAACACCATCCCCAGCATCCTTCATATGCACCTCCTCCAAAGTACTGCTGCATCTCTCCTGTCTTTATATCAAGAATAGATGTACCTGTAAGGATATTTCCATCATTGTCAAATAGGATGTTATTATTATTGTCCTGAAGGTAAGCTACTGCAGATTGAGTTTGTCTATTCTCAGACATTGGATACAAAACACCATCTACATTGATAGATATCCTTACATAGTTTACATAGTCTGGTGGCATAACCAACTTCAGGCTATCACCAAGATCTATCTCTACTTTCTTAAATGACCTTAATGCATCATAGTTTATCTCTTGGATACCCCTTTTTGCATGAAACAATATCTCATACCTTTTAACATTGTTGATTGCTTTATCATCACCAACGTTTATCAACATGAAGTTGTTTATAATGTCAGTCAATGGAACATATTGATATGAACCCCAATTCTGATCTGTTGGCGCAACGTTATTATTGTTGTAATATTGAGAGTCACTTATGTAAGCCATCTATTAATTCTTTTGTTGTATATCCATAACTTCTTCTGAGTTCATTAACTGAACAACATCAGATTCTCTTATAGATACACCTGAGTAAGCACAAATCTTAACGACCAAACTAGGTCCATCACTTAAAGGTAATTCAAAATCTTGATAGTCAGAAGCTGACTGATTAAATACAGGCTGACCTCCAGACAAAGATGTATACGTCCATTTAGGATCAAATGGATGTCTAATATATAGAATATCTACATTTGACACTATAGTAGTTGGATACACAGCTATACTTGCGCTACCACTATTGTAATCATTCATGGTGTATACAGGATACGCAGTAGTTGGAGCAGTCAGATTTGATGATAGTAAGTTCAGCAATTTTTGCTGTGAAACTTTCTCTATCTCTTTATTCCCATTATACGTAAGCCTAATTATTTGGTACGGCTTTGGGTCAGTAGTTGGGTTGTCTCCAGGAGCATAGAACTTATCAGACGCACCATCATACAATGGTGTATTAGTTATTAGAAATCTATCTATAACTTCTGACAGTCTGCCAGTTATATCTGAATATCCTGAGTTATGAAGCCTAGCATTTGTTTTATTCAAGTTGTTTGAATAATCATAAAAGTATTGCTCAAATAACTCAAGTTGAGCCTGTCTTGCAAATTGATTAAACTCTTCGGGAGTTATATATCCACGGTTATCCTTGCTTATTATGGACAGTACTGTATTTCTGATCTGATTAATCATAGTGCAAAGATAATAAAAAAGGGTCAACAAACTGCTGACCCCTTTAAGCTTAACAGATAAAACTATTATGCAACTGCAATACCAGAAACTGCGTAAGGTAGATTTGCTACTTCATAAGCAACAGCATACCAAGGAGTCTGCAATGCAGCAACTACTGCGTCTTGAATAGCATCACGCATAGTCTCGTCGCCTGCACCAGCAGTAGCGTGAGTAATTGTGATTACATCTGTACTAGTACTTCCTCCTTTGTAAGAGATAGTAACTGTAGTTGTAGATGCTTGCTCAATAAGAACGATTCCAGTAGCGGAAACAAGTTGATACTGCTCGCTAGTTACAGGGATTTTTAAAAACTTCTCCATGTCTTTTTTTGTTTGGTTAGTAAAGCGCAAATATAGTAATTATTATGCTTCGTATTCTCTGACTAAGAAAGTATAGAAATCTTGACCTTCATCTGTCTTAATCCAAGCAGCAAGTGCTTTCTCTGGAGTCTCATCCATAGGAACAGAGAACATGCGTTTTCTATTGTCTTTCAAATTATAATGTACATCGCGTCCATGATTTCTAGTGGAAACGTATCCATCTTTAAATGCACGGAAGGCAATATCGTCTATAGCCATTTCTGGGTCATCTAATGAGTCCATGAAGTCTTCAGGATAGTCTTCTGCTATTCGCATAACTTCCCATTTCATCTCACTGATTGACATTTTCTCTACATTTCCACCTGTGAATACTCTGATTACAGATGCCATCTTTTCAGGATTTAAAGATCTTGCTGCAATTTTAGCGTCAAGAACTAGCTCTTCATTACGAAGTCTTTCCTCAGCATCCTTAACTGGATCCCATTCGTAGAAAATGTCTCCATTTCCAGGATGTAATTTTAAAAATTCATACAGGACAGGATTAGTATCATCAACTCTAAGGATTCCGTCTTCAAATACAATTGATTCTAAAATTGCATTGTCATCTTGTTCATCTTGGAATGGTGAGTTTTGATTGCTTGCATATCGCAAGCTTCTATTCTTTTTTAGCTTCTCATCGAAGTGAAGAAGTCTTTTTGTTGAGTTGTCTCTTGATTGAAGAATAAAAGAGACTGGTGATTTGTTGCTTTTAAGCAAAAACGTTTTTGTAGCCATTTTGATTTGAATTTAAATTAAAAATAAGGAGGAGGCCGAAACCTCCTCCGATTATTTACTTATGATTATTTAAAAATCATGAAGTTGTTTGCACCAAGTGTACACAATGCACGCTCAGAAAGGAAGTGTACTTCCATAGCATCCAAGTCGCTAGTTTGTGCGCCACCAGCAGAACCAGTGATCCAAGTCTTATACTTACGATTTTCGTTAGCAGTTTCACGGTAACGAACATGCAAGAACGGACGAGTAGTATTTTTACCAAGAACTTGATCATACACGTTAGTAGATCCTGCAGGAACCAATACACCGTTTACAGCACCACCAACAAGACCACCACGAAGAGTAGCATCGTTAAGGTATTTCCAGTCAGACTTGTAGAAGTCATAACCTCCACGACGGAAACCTGTAAATCCAAGGTTAAGTGCCATTTGCTGATCGTTATCGAACAATCCGTAAGAAGTACCACCTACACCGTAGCTGTTTTGAGCAGCCAACATATCGTCGATATTCAAAGCGAATGTACGGTTAGCAAATAGAGTGTTCTCTGCGATAGCACCTTGCTTGTCAAGACGGTTAAGGATAGTATCGAAATCAGCTAGTGTAGAAGGAACACCACCTGACCATACGTTACCACGGCTTTCGATAGCTGCGAACATACCCTCAGACCCTTTGTTACCAGCGTCACCAGTTACAGCGATAGCACCAGAACCAACTTCAGCTTCAACATGTTCAACCATCATCATTTCAAGATAATCTTCGAAACGTAGACGAGTCTCATGCTTAGACTTCAAATACCAAAGGTATCCTGTTCCGTTATCACCTTCAACTTCGATCCATCCGATTTGAGCCATGTCAGATCCAGAGATAGCGAATTTGTCTTTGATGATGATTGGAGATACTTCGAAGATTTCAGTCTCTGCTTCCAATGATCCCTGCATTCCGTTTGCTCCTTTTTTGAATTCAGAACCATAAACGAATGCAGTAACTACTGCAGCAGCTGCGAATGTTTGACCACCAGCAGCATAATAAGCAACAGTAAATGTAGATGGAGTTACTGAACCTACAGCTGCTGTTGTAGCTGTAATGATAGCCTTATTTGAATTGCTAGATGCATTAGCAGATAGGAACACAACTTGTCCTACTCTAAAGTTACAATTCAAATAATTACCTGATCCATCTGTGTCATTGATAGTCAATACAGCTGTGTCCGCTGCAGCAGCAGCAGCAGATGTAACGTTGATATATTTAGTGTGAAGACGACCTTCTTCTGACCATTTGATCAAGTCAGAGTTAGATGGAATCTCAGCACTCATATTACGAAGGAAAGCTCCGATAGAACGATCTCCGTAACGTCCGAATTCTTTCTCCATTGTATCAGGAAGATACTGATTCAAGAAATCGAAATTAGTAAGGTAGTTGCTTTGCAACGTAGCCTTTTTTGAACTTGGTTGTAAGTCGTACGTAGGACTTACTGCTAATGAACCTGCCATTGTTTTTTGTTTTTAGTTGTTTTTACTTTTTACTTCTTATTTTATAATCTGTTACGTCAGAATCTAAAGCTCTTACTGAGAATCCCTGTTTCGGTGTTACCGTTGTTGCTGGTCTTCCCATGTCTAAGTTTTTAGACTCCTCAGCGATGCTTCCTACTCCATCAGATTTACCTTTGTCATAAAAGAACTTGGCAAATTTATCCGGATTGGATGCGATTGCAATTGCTTTGTGAAATGCAGCTGCGTCTTTAAGATACCCGTCTTCATTTAGAAACCCCTTTA